CAAATGTCATGCAAGGTGATTTGATGTTTACGGATGATAAAAAATCACAAAAAATAAACGGCGAAGACTTTATAACTTTCCAACCAAATACCATCTTATATGCAGTTCAAAAAGATTCCGTATTAGGAAAAGAAATTGATGATGCAAAAATGGGAATAGTGTTTCACACTACTTACACTGGAAGTTCAATTGAAGACCTATCTGCATCTTTTGGTGCTAACATTTCTACTTTAGGTAGAAGTAGAGACGTATGGGTCGATGATGCATCATACAAAGATGTATCAGGTAATTCTACACTCACTGCAAAAGAAACACTTGCACTTACTTCAAAACTTTCTGCAGTAGGTAAAGCATTCCATGGTATAAAAAAGAAAGATTTAGAAAAGTTTATGAAAGTGCAAGAAACCATACTCCAAAAGGGTGCTGGTGGTTCATACAAGACATATTGCAATACACTCATCAGAGCAGGTAAATACAATCCTTCTTATAGTGATTATATGAAATTTTTTGAGTCATATTGGAGAGATAAAGTAGTTGCAAAAGTTAAAATGGAAAAAACTAAACAAATCAAAACAGAAATAGGTGACCAACTTTACGCAGAAATGAGAGGTCTTAAAAAACTTATCGAAAACTTGACAGACTTTATGGGTTATCTAGTAGAAGCAAAACAGATTATCATCACTGGACTAAATAGAATAAAGAGTATCGGAACTTTCAAAAAGACTGATAAAGGTTTTGAAGCAGTAAATCCTGAAGGATATGTTGCAATTGACAAAACAGGTAGTGCTGTAAAACTCGTAGATAGAATGGAGTTTGCATTTAATAACTTTACTGCACAAAAGAATTGGGACAACTAATGAAAACATTTGGTAAATTTTTAACAGAAGCAAAAGACAAGGGTGCAGTATTTACCTTTGGACGATTTAACCCTCCAACTACTGGACATGCAAAGTTAGTCGATAAATTGAAGAAAGAAACTGGTGGTGGATATGTACCTCTTTTGTTTACTTCACACTCGAATGACCGTCAAAAAAATCCACTATCACACAAAGATAAAATAAAATATCTAAGAAAATTTTTCGGAAGAATTGTTGTTGATGCAAATGCAAGAACAGTGTTTGATATTGCAAATGAACTACACTATAAAGGATATAAAAAAATAAGAATGGTTGTAGGTTCAGACCGTATCAAAGAATTTGACATGTTATTGAACAAATATAACGGAGTTAAAGCACGTCATGGATTCTACAAGTTTGATTCTATTGAAGTTGTATCTGCAGGAGAAAGAGATTCTAATAGTGATGACGTAAGTGGAATGAGTGCAAGTAAAATGAGAGCATATGCAGAGAAGGGAGACTTTGATGCATTCTCAGACGGAGTTCCAACAAGAAATAAAAGAGACAAAGAATTATTATATAAAGATATCCGTAAAGGAATGGGTATTGCAGAAGGAACACTTCCACACTATATGGTAGAAGATTTGATTACAGAAGGTGTATATGACCCAGGCGTATTCAAGGCAGTGTTCTTCTCAGGTGGGCCAGGTTCAGGAAAATCTACAGTCGTAGATAAATTATCTTTAAAGGCACTTGGTCTTAAACTTGTTAATACAGATAAAGCATTCGAGAACGGACTTAAAAAGGCAGGACTTACACTTGACCTTAGAGGTGCAGACTTTAGTAAAGTAGACCCAATCCGTGCAAAGGCAAAAAAGATTACTGCAAAGAATATGGACGGCTATATTATGGGTAGACTTGGTATGATATTTGACACTACAAGTGCAAACCTTACAAAGGTAAAGGCATACAAAACAATGTTAGATAAAATCGGATATGAATCAAAAATGATATACGTAAACGCATCTCTAGATAATGCACAAAAACGAAATGAAATGAGACCGAGAAAATTACCAAAAGAAATTGTGCAAAAAGACTGGGAAAATGCACAAAAAAATATGAATAATCTTAAGAAGATTTTTGGTAGAGACTTTGTAGAGGTAAGAAATGATGATGACCTCGAAACTTTAGAGAAGAAAGCAAATAGTCTCTATGCAAAATTAATGGGATGGACTACTTCATTCCCTTCAAACAAACCTGCTCTGAAATGGAGAGAACAGGAATTACAGTCTAAAAAGACCTAAATAGTAGTATGTTAGAAAGTTTAAGAGAAAAGTTAAGACGAACTCAACAGGATAAAGATGTTGAGGATAAAAAAGGCACTCAACCTAAAAAGTACTATGCAAAAGATGCTGACGGGGATGAAATGTCTAAGTCTACAAAAGATAAACGTGCAGCTCACTTTAGTAAAGGTGGTAGTACAGAACCTGCACCAGGCGATAAAGGTGCAGAAACAAAACCTTCTCAACACACTAAGAAGTATAAGAAAATGTTTGGAGAAGGAGAACAGGATGAGTGTTGGGATGGATATACACAAAAAGGTATGAAAAAGAAAGGGGACAAAATGGTTCCTAATTGTGTTCCCGAAGAAATAGAAGAAAAGGTTGATATCAAAAAGGCATTATCTAAAGTCAAAGGTTTATCTAAAAAACAAATGGAAGTCCTTGCATCATTACCACAATCACAACTCGTAGTAATTGCACAACAATTATCAGGTTTAGTTATGGGTGAACAACTAGAAGAAGGTAAATTAGTTGCACCAGCACATCAAGTTATAAAAACAGTTGCAAAAGAAATCCAAAAGAAAATGGAAAACTTATATAGAAAGAGAGAGTCAGATGGTGTAAAACTTGTAAATCAAATTGCAAAAATGGTTGGAATGACTGTATCAGATAAAGAACAAAAGAAAGGAACTCTATTTTTAAGAATGGGTGATTCACTACAAGAAGATGCAGCTGTTGATGCAGCTCAACTTAAGGCAAAACATGCAGAAGAAATGGAAAGACTCAAGGCAAACCATGAACAAGAATTAGAAGCACTTAAAGATAGACACGATAGAGAAACTAAAAGAGTAGAAGGTCAAAAAGAAAAAGAAACACAAGATAAACAGATTCAGTCAAAACGTGATGCAGATAGAAAATCTGCAGAAAAGAAAAGAGAATCACAATCCGAAGAAACTATTGAAGAAAGACTTGCAGATAAATTAAGAGATAAAGAAAAGTCTAATCAAAAAGCACATCAACAACGAATAATAAAACTTGCAAGACAATCTATCAAGAAAAATAAGAAAGAAGAGGTTGAGGAAGATAGGGATTATAAAAAAGAGTATGCAGATTATCACTCTAAACCTGAACAAATTAAAAGACGTGCAAAAAGAAATGAAGCACGTAGAATTTTAAAAGATAGAAAAGATATAAAAGGAAAAGACGTACATCATAAGGATAATAACCCTATGAACAACGATAAGTCTAATCTATCGATTGTATCACAAAAATACAATAGGTCTGAACCTAGACTTAGAAAACTAAAAGAAAAGGGGTTATTACCAAATGGCAGGAAATAAACACGATAACGGAGTCCACGAAGTAGGAACTGATGAAATCAGAAATGCATATCAGGAAGATACGCCAGGACAGGCAGTAGAAAAATATATCGAGGATAGAAATAAAGCATATCACGAAGAAGCAAAAGAAAAGAAAAAGAAACACTTCGGTCAAGTGTTTGATAATCCTTTAAAAGGTTTCCCTTACAACGAAGCAATCAAAGTAAGACTTAAAGAAGAATCAATTGCAGAAGTTGAAGAAGAAGATTTAGAAGAAAGTCCTGATGCATCATTAAAGAAAAAGGCGGAGAAGACTGGTATATCTTTAGGTATACTCAAACAAGTATTCCAAAGAGGTGTAAAGGCATGGCAATCAGGTCATAGACCAGGCACTACAGCAGTCCAATGGGGACATGCAAGAGTGAATTCCTTTGTCACTAAATCAAAAGGAACATGGGGTGGTGCAGACAAAGACCTCGCAAAGAAAGCAGGTGGATAATGAAAACCTTTCACCAACTTGCAATCAGCGAAACACTTGATACACTCCAACAGGAGAAAACAAACCTATTAGACAATCCGTTTAGATTAGGTTCTATGATGTATTTTGAGACCATCAAAGAAGCACGTAAACTAGTTGCAGAGGGTCGATACACACTTACAGAGGTTGACAAACAAATACTAGAGACTGATTTAGGTGAATTCGAAGTATATGAGGGTGAATTAGTCCCTCTCGATTGTCCGATGATAGTAGAGGAAAAGGAAGAAAAACAACCCGAACTCAACAAACCAAAAGTCGGTGGCCCAAAGAAATATTACGTTTACGTGAAAGACGGAGACAAAGTCAAAAAGATTACATGGGGAGACACAACAGGTCTCAAAGTAAAATTAAACAATAAAGATGCAAGAAAATCATTCGCAGCTCGTCATAAATGTGACCAACAGAACGATAAAACAACTGCATCATATTGGGCATGTAGATTACCACACTATGCAAAACAATTAGGTTTAAGTGGTGGGGGTTCATTTTTTTGGTAATATAGGA